TGTGCATCAGGTCCTAGCGGGATTGATAACGCATCAATAATAACTAAGCGGTTTACCTTTGCGCCAACTGCTTTCACATAGACCACATCTTGAACATCTAAAGTTGGGTCAACTAGGGAACTCCAATTAAGTGTTTCCTGAGAGCCGATATATGTGTAGAGAAGATTTGTTGCAGCAGTCGTAGCAGCAGCCGTTGTACTTACGAGGCTTGAAGTAATAAAAATTGGAACCTGACCAAACTTTCCATAGCGGTAAGTAGGGCTAGTTGAGTCTTCATCCCACACTGTAACTTTGATTGGAGTTGATACCTGACTTCCAGTTACTGTATAGATAACTCCATTGAATGTTTCTTTTGTTGAGATAGTTCTATCCAACTCAGTGATAGTGGTTCCATTGCCTTCTTCGTATGTAGCAACAACAACTGCTCCATCAAGGGTTGGGAATTGCTTCATTGTTACAACACCAGTTACATCAAAATAAAGGTCATAGCCCACAAGTTCACAAATCTGTACTGCATCTTTCCATGGGTCATTGGCTTTATCTGCACCTAAAATAACTTGACCTATTGAAACTCCAGTGGTCGGGAATGAAACCTGCACATCGCTGTATCGGCTTTGAAGTAATGCAGTGATACTTGCCTCAAGAGTTCCAGCAACCATTTGATAAGGCTCAAGCCACTTTGAGCGAGAGACTATTAGAGCACGGTCTTCACCGCTTACTCTCATTGCAACTCCGTCTGCCCTATCTGAAATTGCCACATCTGTGATTACAAAAACTCCAACAGGAATGAACTCTTCAGTTCCATCGCTATATTGAATTCCACGATAGAGACGGAGTTCATTTCCAAAAGGTGTTAATAGGTCGTAGTCATTATCGGGAACCATATTGTCAGCAGTTCTATCTGTCGACAGCGTTACTTCACAAATTCTTCGTGTTGCATTTTTTGCACTGACCGTGACTGAACCGTTTGCAATTTTCAAGGTTGCTAGTTTTTGGTCACTCGCCCAAATTTCTGCTTTAGCGACAACTGTGTGACTTTCAACAATCGCTGCTCTAAATGCTGCGCTTGCTGGATACATTACGAACTGACCTCAACATAGGTGATATCAATATTGCGTCGAACAACTGTTCCGACTGTTGATTCGGTCCAAGAGCGACCAGTAATACGAATGTATTTTTGATTACCGAGAGGGTCTTGAACTAATAAGGTTCCTTGATAATTAAGGACTGGCAATATTGCGTTGAACTGCGTGTTGTTATTAGTTGTAATTGAGTAACGACCATCTTTGCCTTGCAAAGTACCAGCAACAACTATTGGTCGGTCATCTCCGAGTGGACGGAAAATAGTATTAGGCTCTTCAACTGTAATGTTGAGTCCGTTAAGTACATTTATTGAGCCAACGTTAAGTGACGGGCTTGCTGGAACTTTGAACCACCATGTTGCGTCGTTGGTAATCAATACCTGTTGAACGGTTGAATAACTTGATGGGATTTCAACTGAGCCAGTAGTTATACCAATGGCACGAGCGCGGTAGTAAACAGTCAAGGTGCGAGGTGCTTCATAATCCGAAGCAGTTCCTATAAGAGAAACAGGAACAATGTTTGCACCATTTCGAATAACCGAATATGTTGCTCCTGAATCATCACTTCGTTCAACTACATAATACTGAGATGAATAACCCCCAGGAAGTGAAGACCCCGTAATGGTAAAACTCGCATAACCGTTGCTTGAATTCCAAGATGCTACGAGAGTAGGAGCAGTTGGAGTAGTACAGTTGATAACAAAACTTGAATATGTGTAATCGCTATAAAACGGAGCATTGTTAACTGTTTTAGCAGCACGGACATAGCAACGATAGGTTGCATTAGGTAAGAGATAGCCAACAATTGATGCGTCATCTGAAGAGGCGATTTCGCCTGAGTCCCATGTTGCTGTTGATGTTGCTGGGCTAAAACCACCTGCACCATACTGAGCAGCCGAGAAGACTTTAATCTGATAATAACTTTGCGTCTCGTTATCTGTATCAGTATAAGTCCAAGTAATATCAGGAGATGCTGTAGTTGTAATTGTTCCCGATGGCGCTGTAACAGTGGTAACTGTTGGCTGAGTTACAAGGTCAACATCGATATAAAGTTCATAAAAAGTCGCACGGTCAGTTGTATCTGTATATTCAGTAATCTTCGCACGAAGACCATTTATATCTGCTTGAGTCCAACTTGTTCCATCAGGTGATGATGTCTGCCATGGTCCAGTAAATGTTGTAGCACTTGTGTACTGTCCACGAATTGCTAAGGCTGAGTGATAGTAGTTAACGTTGCTAATACGAGCACCAAGATAAACGTTGACCTTACCGTTTGCAGTTGGCGTTGAAACGCGAGCACGAATTCGAACTCTCTTAATCTGTTGGGTTGCAAGAACAGTCAAGGTTCCAAAATCTAAAAGCGCTGAAGCGCTACCAGTAATTGTATTTAGTTTTTGTGCATAAGTAGCATCTGAACCATCTGCAAGTGCAGCGTTAAGGGATGGTGCTCCTGTTAAAGTAAAGTTGGCTGCGCCAGTTGCGGTTGCATCAGGAATAACGGTTGTTACTGCCACGATTATCTCCTACCGAGTAGTGCTTTAGACATGATTCCAGGCAAGTCGTCAGCAAATGTAGTTGCATCAGGTGTATTGACGTTAATATTCAAATCTCCATTAAGAGTTGTACTGTCAGGTGTCCAGTTATAGAACTTATTGTCCCTATCTAACACTGGGGCAGGTGCTGGAGCATTCGTCTTAGGTGAAATCATTGCATCGGCTACACCAATTTGTCCAAGTGCTTTAGCCATTGCTTCTGAGATTGCAGTTGCAATGCTTTCAGCAAGAGTAACTAATTCTGTCTTTCGCTTATTCAACTCATCAAGGAATCCTTGGGCGAGGTCAGCACCAAGATTTGTTCCAAGGTCAGAAAGTGGAGATAATGCCTCTGCTATTGCATCAACAATTAACTTCATCTCTGCATCAATGGCTTCCATTTCTTTTGCAAATCCATCCTTCAAAGCCTGTGCTGATTTAACTGCTGCATCAAAGAATTCAGAACCCATGTCATTTGCAAATGAATCACTTACAGAGCCAATCTCGGCATAGATAGCATTAATTTCACTTAATTGCGTATCACTTGCATTTGCAAGTGCTGCTGCTACTGCACCTGCTGCTTCAGGACCTGCCTGAATCAATTGTTTAATATAATCTTTGTTTACTCCGCGAGAAAGTAACTTTTTAATATTTGCAGCAAAATCTTTAATTGTCTGTAGACGTTCACGAAGTTGTTTTGTAATGGTATCAATTCCACTTGTTGCTGTTTTCATTTGAGTAATTACAAGACCATTTGCTGTTTTAATTACTTCAATTGTTGCAGCAGCATCTGATTGTGATAGGTCAACTAACGCCGAAGCGTATGACTTCATTGAATTTTTTGCATCGCCAACAAATGATTCTTGTTCTTGCATTACTTTGCTTAAGGCAGCCTGGGCATCTTCCAATTGCTTTGCAACCTTGAGTCTCTTACGAGCAAGACTGACAAGGCGCTCTGTTTGATTTGTAAGGAAGTTGACTAAATTATCTCGACCAGTTGGGTCAATTCCATCATAACGCTTATTGATTTGCTCAACTAAGTTGTCATACATGCTGATGATGGAATCAACTGTGGACTCGGCTGAACCCATAGCCTTTGTGATTGCACTTGGCTCACCAAATGGCTGCCTTAGCAACTCAGCAAAGGCGTCAACCGCCTCAAGACGGTTCTTTGTTGCATCTTCTAAGCGCTTAGTTGCTTTTTCAATCTCTTTATTTAATTCTTCAAACTTGGCACCAATTTTTTCAGCATCAGGAATGAACTGACGAATTGCTTCATTGGTCTTCCAGTAAGCATCTTGAAGATTCTTTAGCGCGGAACCCTTAAGACCCTTAGCCTGTTCATCAAAAACATTCTTGAGCATGTCGAGGGATTTCATGACAGTATCTTTAGCGGTTTCCGAATCCTTTTGGAAACCTCTAGCGAACTCATTATTAATGAAATCGTTGTACTTTTGAAGAACCTCGCGTAAATTGTTTGTTATTGCCTCTGAACCACCAGTTGTTGTTGGCTCATTAATACCTGTATCAACCTTTTCGCCCTTGAAAATTTCTTTAATTTTTCCTGCTAGGGCGGTGAATGAATCAGTTTTGAAAGAAATTGGCTTGTTGAACGTATCTAATTTTGCACTAGCATTTTTTAAGGTATCGCCAAAATCGGTAATGGAGGCGTTTGTTTTGTCAATCCAGTTTAACGTTTCTTTTCCAGTTTTTTGCATTTCTTTATTGCCCATAAGTTTTCCAAGGGCAATTTGAGCATTTGCTGAGCCTCGAACAATAAGAGCAAAAGCATTAAAGGTAAGACTAGCAGCAGTTCGAGCAAGTTCACCTATGTAAATAAACGCTTCGCCAATTAACAAAACTGCTTTGCGTAAAGCCTCGCTTGAGTTCCATGCCTTATAGAAGGCGTAAATTAAGACAGCAATCGCAGCAGAGGCAAGAAGGATTTTTGCATTAGCAACAAGAAACGCTGCTGCTTCCTTTGCTTTTGCTGCAATCAAAAGATATGTTTTCTTAGTAAGAAGAACAGTTTGAGCAATTACCATTGCTAATACGACCGTAGCAGTAATCTCTAAAAGCCCATTCATATCTTCGAACTTGCCATTAACAAAATTAATAACATTTGCAAGCGTTGACATAGCACTAGCAAGAACATTAGTTAATACATTTCCAGCAGTTACTGCAATATCAACGAGTTTTCCCAGGAATTCAATTTGAGGCTTTAATGCAACTCCTAATTTACCGAATGCCTCTTGCACCTTTGGACTCAAAGCAACTAAAACGGCAAGACCGACACCAAGAGGGCTAAGCATCTTGAAAAATGCTCCAAAAACTGGAACAGCGGTAAGTAATTGCGCTCCAAAAGATGTAGCCATGGCAGCACCAAAGGCACCAATAACTGGGAGATACTTTTGAATCATCGTTCCCATATCATCAATTGATGTTGTGATTGGCTGCATGTTTTTTATTAAATCTGTAAAACGAATAACTAGATTAGTAACTGGTGTTGCAAGTTGAACAAAGACAGCACTCAGTGCCTGAATAATTGGGTATAAGGCTCCACCCTTTTCAATTGTCTTAGAGAAGGCAGAGTACATGTTGTAAACGGCAAGAATGAGTGGACCAAAGGCATCAAGGAATGGTCCGCCTAGTGCAACTTGAATATTTGTTGTAATACGAGAGAAGGAACGCAAAACCTTTCCAGCATTTTGCATCGACATTGTGTAAACACCCGTCAGTGTTGCACCTTCAGCGATTACAGCGTTCATAACTGCCTGTTGCTTTTGAGCAGTCGTTAAAGAGGCAACAGCAATATTGTTGGCAGCAGCATATTTGCGAACTGCGCTTTCAACTGTTACTTGAGTTCCAGCGTTACGCAACATCTGTGTGTTAAGGCGAAGAACAGCGTACATAAGACGAGTTGCTGTTTCGGTTGAGTTGGACTGGCTAATAACAGCCAAATCCTGAGCAACACGGCTCATCGTTACTGCATCTGCAACATTAAGGTTATTTCGAGCAAAGTTAATAACTAACTGCTGTGCTGCTGCCATTTCAATACCGTTGTCTTTAACGGCTTTTGTATATTCAACTAATTTGTCATAACCGATACCAGTTGTACTACCAATAATCTGTAGAACCGTATCGAATTCTTGAACCTTTGATGCAGCATTGAAAGATTGAACTCCAAGGGCGACCATTGCAGTACCTGCAACTGCCGATACTGCACCTAAAGCGTTAGTGAGTTTTCCAACTGATGCACTCATTGCGTTGAAAGATGATTCAACGCTTGTCGAACTGGTTTGTGTTTTCTTGCTTAAAGCATCAAGTTGAGATTGAACTTCAGTTAAGCGTCGGTTAAATTCGGCAGTATCGGCACGGAACTTGGCTAATACCTCTACTACTGTCTCTTGAGCCAAATTCTTTCACCGCCTTCTAGTTTCTCTTCTTCATTGCCTGTTCTTGTTCCCAAATACGGATGCGTTCAAGTGCTTCCCATTCAGTCAATTCGTTCGCTGTAATAGCACGATGGGAAGGACTGCCGTAAAGTAATTCATCGACAGTCCTACCCAATCGTTCTGCTAATTCAAAGACAAATCTTCTGAAGCCGTTTCGGAGGAATCTTTTCCCAGTTCATCAGCGGATTCTTTTGTGAATCCTGATAGGCGCATACCTACCATCGCTACACGGTCAAGTGCAGTTGCTGATTTACTGAGCAAGATATCGCGGTCTTCAGGAACGAAAACCTGCTCGCCAGTCAATGGGTCAAATGATGTTGCAATAACAATCTCAGGATAAATCATCTGTAGATTCATCTCTCCTGCGTCTGCTGTTGCCTTATCCATGATACGAGTGCGCTCTGCGCCTGTCATACCACGAACTTCGATTTTCACGCCCCACTCAGGCACTTCAACCAATTGGGTTGGAATGTCTTGAACGGCGAGAATTTGGTCTCTTATGGACACGATATCTCCTTTAGGTCTCTAGGACACGACTTAGTTGTTTGTATTTAGTTGTTATTTAATTATTAGTATGTGGTGCGAGTAATCGCGCCTGATACTTGGAACTGCGCTGTGAATGTAACGACATCGCCAACTGGTGATGATGTTTCGTATGAAGTCATAACGCTTGAACCTGTGTACTTAACCATTCCAACAGTTGAACCTGATGGACCGTACTCGAATGCTACGCCATCGATGCCAACTAGACCAGCCAACTGAGCATCATATGTTGCATCAAATACACCACTGATTGAAATTGTTGCATCTGACAAACCGACTATGTATGTCTTTGCGTTTGAACCGAAAGATGTTGTTTCGCCAGTCTCGATTGAGCGTGGGAAAGTAACTTCTCTTACGGCATCTGAAATTGCGGTAGCAGTACCAGGGGCACCGCTTGAACCGATTTTGAATACGGCTGATTTACCGTGACGAAATGTAGGCATTTTATTTTATCTCCTTGCGAATGCGACGGTTGTAGTTATGCTGCCTGTACCTGCTGTAGTTATCTGCGAGCGCAAATAACGGTTTACTGTTGTTCCACTTGCAACTACGACTCTCTGTGAAGTCTTGATTGTTGTGGCAACTGTTGTGAATGTAACCAAGTCAACCCAAGTCGAGTTATCGGTTGAGTGCTGAACCTTGATTGTTGTCGTACCATTGTTAACGTTTGCTGTCACATGAGCATGTGCAACTCCGCCATTTGTTGATGCTGCTGCGTTATCGACAGCGGTACCGTTTGTCGTTGTTGCAGTTGTTACAACGGTCGCTGGAGCAAGTACTCGACCTGACTCCAACCCTCCGTCAGCCTGTAGTTGACTGGTAACTGAAACTACGTCACCTACAGGAGAACTTACTTCATATGAAGTTTCTTGCGTAGCAAGCATGTGAGCAATTGTTCCAACTACGTTTCCTTC